TTTGGAATAATTCTGAGTCGTGGCGTGAACGTAAAGCATTAAGAGAATTAGATAAAAATATTGTTAATAATTTATCTTTACTCGGATTCACACCTACTGATCGTTCACGCTTAGGCGTTGCTGAAGTTAAAGCGAGAAGCAAATTAGAAATGTTAAAGGCGCAACGTGAAAAATAATAATTCTTGGCCGCCTAAATGGGTTACACCTGTTACGAAAAAGAATTTAAATAAGAGTCGTGGTAAAGAAATTTCTGCGTTTATTAATTCAATGTGTATTCAAACTAAAGATACAATCGCTGGTCGTAGTGGTGAATTATTAGCAACACGTAAATGGCAAGACGATTTGTTAAATCATATTTTTGCTGTTAATGATGATGGTTCTTTAAAACATAGAACTGCTCTAGTGGGCATGGCTCGAAAGAATGGAAAATCTGCTTTATCTTCTGGTATTGCTTTATGGGGTTTATTTATGGGTGAAAATGGTGGTGAAGTTTATTCTTGTGCTGCTGATAAAGATCAAGCAAAAATTGTTTTTAATGATGCAAAAAAAATGATTGAAGCAGAACCAGATTTATATGAACAAGTAAATCTTTATCGTGACGTAATTGAAGTTCCATCAACAGGTTCAATTTATCGTGCGCTATCTTCTGAAGCATTTACTAAAGAGGGTTTATCACCATCACTTGTTATTTATGATGAACTTCACGCTGCACCTAATCGCGAACTTTTTGATGTTATGCAACTTGGTATGGCAGCAAGAAGATCACCTTTGTTGTTGGCAATTACGACCGCAGGTGTTAAAGCAGATTCAACAGGACAAGATTCAATCGCGTATTCTTTATATCAATATGGGCAAAAAGTTGCTCGCAACGAAATTGAAGATCAAACATTTTTTATGGCTTGGTGGGAAGCAGAAGCAAATGCCGATCATCATCTTGAATCAACTTGGCAAATGGCTAATCCGGGTTTTGGCGATATTAACGATCCTGAAGATTTTGTTTCAATGGTTAAAAAAACACCAGAAGCAGAATTTAGAACAAAAAGATGTAATCAATGGGTTGCCTCTCAAACTGCTTGGCTTCCTAATGGTGCTTGGGAAGAATTAAATATTGAAAAAGAAATTAAACCTGATACTGAAATTGTTTTAGGATTTGATGGTTCTTTTTCTGGTGACGCCTCAGTAATTATTGGTGTAACGCTCGAGGAAAAACCTCACGTATTTGTTGTTAAAGCGTGGGAGAAACAACCTGAAGATAGGGAAGATTGGCGCGTTGATACTTTAGAAGTGGAAAACACAATTATTCAATTTTGTGCTGAACATAATGTAAAAGAAGTTGCTTGTGATCCTTTTCGCTGGCAACGATCTATGCAAGTTTTACAAGATCATGGAATACCAATCGTTGAGTGGCCGTCAACTTCTGCTGCTCGTATGATTCCAGCGTGTTCAAAATTTTATGACGCTGTTGTAAATCAAAGAATTACACATGACGGAAATGCTTTATTGGCAAGACACATTTCAAATGCTGTTGTAAAAACCGATCGATTGGGTCCAAGAATTGTTAAAGAGCACAGAGGTTCACCACGCAAGATAGATGCCGCAGTTGCTAGTATCATTGGTTTAGACAGAGCAACGGTTGCAAGAAATGATGAAGTTGTAAATGTCCCTTCATTTTTTATGGTTTAGGAGTTAAGTGGCAACAATTTTTCAAGCAATAGGTTTGATAACAATTTCAATTGGTGTCGGAATAATTTTCGTTCCTGCTGGCATAATATTAATAGGTACCGGATTTTTATTATTTGGTTTAGCGCTTGAGAGACGTGGATAATGCTTAATAATCTTTTTAATCGTTCAGAGCAACGCGCTATAAGTTTTCAATCAATTTGGGGCGCCGGCGATAGTTTGGCTTTCACAACTACTGCTGGAACCAATATTGACGAAAACACAGCAATGCAAATTTCTGCTTTTTATTCTTGTGTGCTTTTAATTTCTGACACAATTTCAACTTTACCAATGGACGTTTATATTCGTCGTGATGGCAATCGGGTTCCTTATCGACCACGCCCAGAGTGGGTAATGAAACCAGATATTGATTTATCACGTATTGAACATTTTCAGCAAGTATTAGTTTCACTTCTTATCGATGGAAATGCTTTTGTAAGAATTTATCGCGACAATCAAGGAAACATAATCAACTTAATGGTTCTCGATCCTTTAAAGGTTGAAATTACAAGAGACAACGTAAGCAGAGAACTTACTTACAGATACGAACTTGAACGCGGAACTTTTATTCCTAAAAATGACATGATTCACATAACTGAAATTCGTAGACCAGGTTATGTTCGTGGCGTATCGCGAGTTAATGAATTAAAAGAAAACCTTGGTTTGGCTTCAGCCTTACAAGAATTTGCCGCAAGATTCTTTGGATCAGGTGCAAACCTTGGTGGACTTATCGAACACCCTGCACAATTAACTAGAGAACAATCAAAAGATTTAGCAGACGCATTTAGAGGACAACATAAAGGATTACGTAAGTCGCACAAAGTTGGTGTTTTATCTGGTGGAGCAAAATTTGTAAAAACTGAAGCCTCGCCTGACGAAGCACAAATGCTTGAATCACAAAAATTTGCTATTGAACAAATCGCACGTATGTTTAGAGTTCCACCTCACATGATCGGCATTACAACACCGGGCGCAATGAGTTACGCAAGTGTTGAACAAAATAATATAAATTTTGTTACGCATACTTTAAGACCTTATATAACAAAAATTGAAGAAGCATATTCAAGACTTTTACCTAGCGAAGCATTTTTAAGAATCAATGTTGATGGTTTGTTACGTGGTGATTTTGCTACACGTATGCAAGGTTATTCAATTGGTTCACAAGCAGGTTTTCTTTCAATTAACGATATAAGAAAATTTGAAGATATGACACCTGTTGATTCAGGTGACGTTTACAGAGTTCCATTAGCAAACGTAAATCTTCCAGCCGCTGATTTAGTTGAAACAGATAAAAAAGTTTCAATGGCACAAAAACTTGTACTCGCTGGTTTCGATCCTGCTAGCACTTTGAAAGCATTAAATCTTCCAGCAATTATTCATACCGGTGTCCCATCTACACAATTGCAACCTGTTGCGCAAATTGATCCAGCAAATCCTGAAGCCGTTTATGAGGTTAAATAATGACTTTAACAAGTAACGTAGTGACAACCAATGCCTCAACAGTAGTTCTTATCAAGAAAGCAGGCACAAATCCTATAAAATTAAATTTGCATAATTCTTCTGGTGGAGTGATTTATCTTGGTGATTCAAATGTTTCTAGTTCTAATGGTTATCATTTAAGCAATACTGAAAATTTAGATTTAACTTTACTGCCTGGTAATTCTTTATATGGTTTATCAGGTTCAGGCTCTCGCGATATTGCTTGGTTTGAGCAGGATATTTAATGCCGTATTTTATTACAGATAAATCACCGGATTGCTCAGGATGGGCAACTATTAAAGAAGATGGCGAAGTTATTGGTTGTCATGAAACAAAAGAAGATGCTATTGCACAAATGGTTGCCGTTTCAATTTCTGAAGATATGGAACCGGGTGGTGAACGCGCTTTGCCTGAAGAATTAAATGTTGGTGATTATGTAATGTGGTTCAATGGCGATAATCTTTTACAAGGTGAAATCAAAGAAATTCAATTTGATGGTGCTTTAAATATTCCTAATTCAGAAATTATTTTATTAGGTACACCTTTTAATCCAGCCGCTTTAATTCAAGTTTATGAACAAATTGGCAATGGTTGGAAAGAAACAAATGAATATGTTGGGGTAAATTTTGAATTTTTGCGTAAAACTGAAAATTTAGATGTTAATGAAGAAGGATTAGAAAATGAAGATGTACAAGACGATTCAGAAGATGTACAAGATGATTCAATGAATAACGATGATATGCGTGCTATTAATCAAGAAGCACCAGCGTATATGCGTGCTGCTGCTCGCCGAGGTTTAGAACTTAATGCTGATGGTCGAGGTGGCGCTGGTTTAACTGATAAAACAATTCGCGAAGCAAGATTAATGGCTGATGGTCAAGTTTCAGATGATAAATGGATTCGCATTGCAGCATGGATCGCACG